AACGCAGATTAAACAAGTGTCTGGTCACACTAACATCAACAGCCTGACGCCGTACATCAAGCACACCTACACTGGTGCATCAGAAGCACTAGCCCAGCGCACTGCGTTTAAACAGGATAAAGAGTGATGGCAGAAAATAATAAGATACGGAAAGCAGGGGCTTTACGTAGCCCAGCAAGTATTGAAAAAAGAAGAGAGCATGACCGACAGAGAAGACGTAAACAACATGCGTATGGAGCAAGGGTATTACGTAGATATAAGTTAATGAAAGGATGTAGAAAGTGCGGTTATAAAAAACATCATGCTGGACTACAATTTAATCACATAAATCCTGTTAATAAATCTTTTGATGTAGGTAGAGGTTCAAAGCATAAAATTTATTTATCTAATAAATCAAAAGCCAAACAACTATTAAAGAATGAGATACTTAATAAATGTGAGGTTTTGTGTGCTACTTGTCATAGTATTGTTACTTATGAAGAAAAACATTATAAGAAAAGGGATAAAGAGTGATGCTTATTGATATAAACAAACTAGACGTAGCTGAAGGTGAGAACATCCGGGGAGACTGCCCTAGATGTGGCGGCAAGAATACTTTTACTGCTACCAAGCGTGACGGTAAGATAATATATAACTGCTACAAACTATCGTGTGATGCCAAAGGTAGGGTCAGCTACGGTATGACTGCAGAAGAAATGAGCAGCTACTTTATCAAGCCTCTTATAGAAACAGGTAATATAAACAATAGGATGGAACCCTTTATTTATCCAGAACATGTAGTAAGCCCTGCAAACAACAGATATTTAAACAGATTTCGTATGCGCTGGCAAGGCATGTACGCAGAAACCTTAAAAAACATAGAGTTACTGTACGATGTTAAAGATAAACGTGCAGTTTTTCCTCTCTATCAGGATGGCATACTTGTGGATGCTATTGGCAGGGAACTAGAGGGTGCTATACCCAAATGGCTACGCTACGGTAAGTCCGCTGAGTACGCTAAATACTGCTACGGTGTAGCTAAAGGTGTATTCGTACTAGTAGAGGATGTCATTAGTGCTATCACTGTAGCTAAAGTGTGGCCCGGTGTGACGGGTTTCGCACTACTGGGTACTAACTTGACTGATGCACACAAACAATGCTTGAGTGATGACGCAAGATATGTTATTGTTGCGCTTGATCCTGACGCCATGCGTAAGACTTTAATTATGCGTAAAGAGATAGAGGCTTGGTGCGACATACCTACTAGAGCCATACGCCTACGGGATGACATAAAGTATCAAGATAATGAGGATGTAAATTTCTTAGGAAGGTGGATCAATGAAGCAAAGAGAAAGGATAAACAAAAGCAACCCAATGGCGAAGGATTTACGACAACCCAAGTACAAACCACAGGTGATACCTGATAAGAAGAAACCTAAACCAATGCGTAAGCAGAAGCACAAAGGAGAACATGTTAAATGAACAAGCGTGAAAAGAGCCTCACAAAAGAAATCTATCGCATGATAGGCTCACTGAAAAAGATGTTTAGCGATAGTGATAAACGTAAGCAGCTAGAACAAGAAGTTGCTTACAAGCAAAAGGAACTACAAGATCATCTGGGTGTGAAGAAGTTTATCAGGCCCATGAATAACACAGAACGCAAAGCAGCGAAAGAAAGGCGCAAAAAGAATAGTAAGTGGGATGGTGATGGAGGTGAACTGTATGAGTGAGCAAACATTTAAGGATAACAATAAAGAAGGTTGGGTGTATGTTGGGAGTAACTCAAAGGGTGACCCTAAGTTTAGGAGGTACACTAATCAAACGCTAGAGTTTGTCAAAGATTACTTGGATAAAAAAGGGTTAGCATACTTTGTACACGAGAAACAATCTCTAATATTTATCTACAAGGATAAAGAACCAAAAAGTAGGTTTTCTTCAAGGTACGCATACTACTACACCACAGGTATGTGGGGCAGTGACAAAAGAAAAAAGCACTACCAATCTAAAGGTATTGAACACTTTGTAGAAACATACTACCGTTCAAGAGAACAAGATCAGATTTACTGGGATAATCAAGAAGATAAGGACATAGATAATGAAACAACATAATATTAAAGGATGGTTTCCTGCGTTCTTAGTGGTGGCGTTTATGATACTAGGAGTGCCTGTAATAATTAATCTGGTCTATTGGCCCGATATAGGAATATGGAGTATGTTAAGATGAAATGGTTTGTAATGGTATTCTTTCTATCTTGGAATGAGGACGGTACAAGGGATACATTTGTGTTCACTAATCCAGTGTATAACACAGAGATAGAGTGTCGTAATACTCTCTTAAACAAACAAGAGATAATGAAATATGTGCACGGTTTAATGATGACATATAATGGAGAGTTACCCGGTAGAATAGAAATGGTAAACTGTATTGATGAAAACCAGTTTATCCAACTACAACAACTTAAGGATAAACAACAGGGTAAGGTTAGGCTATGACACCTAGAGAGGAGGCACAGCTAGAAGCAGAGAAAACGTATAAACAATTTGTAGACATGAGTGTAAGAGGAATTATAGCTATTATACTTGTTATTATATTCGTGGGGTTTGTCAGTGACTTTGATAGCCCAACAAGGTACAACGGTGAAGTATATGCACCAATGAATGTAGGAGACTACTAAAAGTATGAACAGGAACTATTACATAGAGGAACTAGCTAAGAGAGTAGCGAGTCTAGAAAAAAGACTTGAGGCACTAGAAAAACTACTAATGGGAGACAATAAATAAATGGAACGTGGAGAGTTGTCCCTGATACGGACGCTGATGAGCAAAGACTTTTATAACAACAATAAAGGAATACATACGCCAGATAAACTATTCACTAAAGATATACGTAAGATCAAACGAACAATAGACTACGCAATGCAGCAGTTTGACAAAGACTTATCTTTTGCGGAGCTAGAGGGTTTGTTCTTTACCAGAGAGACAATGACTACGGCTAACAAGGATTCGTATAAGCGAGTGTTCGACAAGCTACGAGAAGAGACACCTATGTGCGCAGAGGTAGCACAAGAAGTTATGTCTAGCTTGTTTAGGAATGTAGTAGGTGAAGAGGTAGCTAACTTAGGTTTCGACTACGTGAACGGCGAGAGGAATACATTGGAGCCGCTACGCAACATACTGACTGACTACCAAGATAACTTTATGCCTAACTTAAAAGTAGATTGGGGCGATATATCTATAGACAATCTGCTTGTAGCTAACGAGATACAATCTAAATGGCAGTTTAATATACCATCCCTACAGAGAAGAGTAGAGGGCGTGTCAGGTGGGCATTTAGTTTTGGTAGGTGCAAGGCCCAACACAGGCAAGACCAGCTTCCACGCTTCTCTTATTGCCTCTGAGGGTGGGTTTGCTAGACAAGGTGCTAGGTGTATCGTGTTATGCAATGAAGAGGATTACACTCGTGTGGGCGCTAGGTATCTCAGCGCTGCATCTAACATGCCTATGGACTTAATCAAAGAGAACTACACTCTAGCAGCTACGAGGTACAAGCCAGTGTATGACAACATCAAGATAGTTGATAGCACAGGCAAGGACATGAACTGGGTAGAGGCTGTAGTAAAGAACTACAAGCCTGACATAGTGGTGCTCGACATGGGAGACAAGTTTGCCAACAAGACAGGTGCTGACTCCCATGTGTACCTCAAGGATGCAGCCATCCATGCCCGGAACATAGCTAAACAATACGAGTGTGCTGTGATATGGATGTCTCAGCTATCAGCAGAGGCAGAAGGTAAAGTATTTGTTGATCAGTCTATGCTAGAAGGAAGCAAGACAGGCAAGGCATCAGAGTGTGACTTAATGGTGCTGATATCTAAGAACGCCATTACTGAAGGAGAGTATGAAGGAGATACGCAAAGACACTTAGTAATAGCTAAGAACAAACTGAAAGGTGGCTGGCATGGTAGGATTACGTGTAAGCTGGACGGAGAGACAGCAAGGTATTCAGCATGAGGAGAGTAGTAGACGTAGAGAACTCCATAACATTACGTGATGGTAAGATATACAACGATCCTTACGAGGAAGCTAACACACTTACAGAGGTGGGTGTGTTGTGTTTAGATACAGGTAAAAAAAGACTGCTACCGTTTGACCACAAAGAAGCCACAGAACGTGACAAGAATAACTCCTGTGTGTTGCAACGTATGCTTGATACAACCACCTTACTGATAGGTCACAACTTACAGTACGATTTAGCGTGGCTGTGGTGCAACGGTTTCAAGTATGACGGTGACATATACGATACCATGCTGGCAGAGTATCTACTGATGCGTGGACAGAAGCAACCCTTGAGTTTAGAACAGTGTGCTTTGCGTCGGGGCTTGAAATACCAGAAAGATGACACACTTAAAACTTACTACAAGAAAGGATACAACACAAATGAAATACCGTTGGATGAACTCAGCCATTATCTTGACCTTGACTTGCTTACTACTGGCGAACTGTACGATGCCACAGTTAAAACTTTCAGATCCTCTGATTCAGCATCCCTCAGATCCGTTCGAGATGTCACATTCAGAACTTGCAGAGTCCTCGCCAAAATGTCTGTCGCAGGAATCCGGGTGGATAAAACCACCCTCCAACACGTTAGACATGACTACGAACAAGAACGGTGTGACATCTTACAACGACTGCAAGTAAAGACAAGAGAGTTAATGGGAGGAACACCCATAAATCTCAACTCACCAGAACAACTGTCTTGGGTTATTTTTAGTCGTAAGCCAAACGATAAGAAAGAGTGGGCTGACTTATTTGAGTACGTAGATCCTAATGATTTTAAATCAGCAGTAAAGAATAACAGTAAGGCTGTGTTTAAGACAGAGGCTAACACTTGCCCTGAGTGTGATGGCACAGGTAAAGTTTACAAAGTAAAGAAGGATGGCACACGGTACGCTAGACCTCACAAGTGTCCTAAGTGCGACGGTAAAGGCTACCTTCTTACAGATACAAACGAAATGGCAGGACTTGGCTTCTTCCCCCCAAGCAAGAAGTGGGTCAGTGCAAACGGCTTTGGTGTAGGCAAGCAAAACTTGGATGCACTTATAGCTACAGCTAAAAACAACAACATGGAGAACGCGATTGATTTTTTACAGGACGTTAAAAGGCTTAGTGCTGTTAGTAGCTATCTCAGTAGTTTTGTGGATGGTATTTCCTCCAACACTAAAAGAGACAACAGGTTACATATCAACCTTACCCAGCATGTCACCAGTACAGGTAGATTTTCTGGACGAAACCCCAACATGCAAAACATGCCAAGAGGAGGAACCTTCCCCATAAAGCGTGTCTTTATTTCGCGCTGGGATGGCGGTAAGATAATCGAAGCTGACTTTGCACAGCTTGAGTTTAGAACTGCTGCTTTCCTCGCACAAGACAGCACAGCCATCAGGGAGATAGATACAGGATTTGACGTACACTCCTACACGGCAAAGGTTATCAGTGATGCAGGACAGCCTACAACACGTCAGGAAGCAAAGGCACACACGTTCGCCCCTCTCTTTGGCGCTACAGGATACGGCAGAAGCAAGGCAGAAGCTGCATACTACAAGCAGTTTGTAGAGAAGTACAAAGGCATAGCTAAGTGGCACATCAAGCTAGGAGATGAGGCGCTAAGGGAAGGCAAGATAACAAACGTAAGTGGCAGACAGTACGCTTTTCCTGATGTTGTACGAAGAGAGAACGGTTCTCCGTCACACTTCACTATGATAAAGAACTACCCTGTGCAGGGCTTTGCTACCGGGGATGTTGTACCAGTGGTGCTAATAGAAGTGGATCGTTTGCTTTCAGGTATGCAGTCTTGCTTAGTCAACAGTGTGCACGACAGTATGGTTATTGATGCACACCCTGATGAAATAGATGATGTGCTAGGTATTATAAACTTGATAAACGATAATCTAAATGATATAATACTCAAAGAGTACAACATAGAAATTAACGTGCCACTATTATTAGAATCCAAAATAGGTAATAACTGGCTTGACACAGTGGACGTTTAATGATATAACTACAGGTCTAACTAAATAGCATAGAAAGGTAAAATATGCAAGAGAACGCAGTAGCATTAAAAGTAGATAACATGAACTTAGCTGAGGCAATGGGTTTTTCTGCCCCGGTAGGACAAACACAGTCTACCCTAGCTAGGATTGCAGGAACAGTTATACAGGAGGTTATGGATGGTAAGGTAGCATCTTCCCCTGTGTTTAAGATTGTATATGAGGAAGACACAGTATTCGCAAGGAAGGTAGAGGTACGTTTGTTTGCTGAACGTCAGAAGTGGCAGCGCTGGGATAGTGAAAACAAAACGATGCAGAAGTCTGTCATGTCTACAACACTAAACCAAGACCTTAAAGATACACTTGGTACGTTTAATCTTGGCAGACCATCAGGTTACATCAAAGACTTTGCTGC